CCGTTTGTGTTACGGGCGCACTTGCTTTTGATGTTGCTGCCTTTGATACTTTTGAACCTATTACTTCGCCCAGACCGCCCAATGCACCGCCAACGGCGGCATTTATACCAACCTGTTTTAATGCTTCTTGCGGCGTTTCTTGACCGCTTACAACTGGAATTACTTGCCCTGCCGCTGTATATAAGCCTGTATCGGCAGCACCGGACGCGGCTTGCGCTGCTATTTTGCGTCCGACGTTTTCGCCTGCCCATTCGGTGACAGGTTTTGCATTCGCCAAAGCACCACCGCCAACAACCATTGACGGCAATGTGCCGATTGCTTCACCAACATTTTCAGCAACAGGGTGCTCGCTTGCCGCTTGATTGGCTGCTGCGTTAAATTTTGTAAGCGCTGGTACTGCTTGTTCAGCATATTTTGAATTGCTCAGTCCAAATGTAAAGGATTTTAAAGCGCCTTGACCCAATGCCAATATCCTTTGTATGTTCTGCGCATCAGTGTCGCCTTTTTTTGCGGCAGCATCAATAGCAGTTAACGAAGTTGATGTAGTTGAATTGGGATTGGCCTGTTTTATAACGTCAGTAATATTCCCGCCGTTATTAATATAATCTGCTATTTTTTGCTGCGCTGATTTTTGAGTAGTTATTTGTTGAAGCGCTGACACTGGCAGCTTATTGCTAAGGACAGAATTTTTTGGTAAAGAGTTGTCTTGCGTATTAAGGTTTAATACATTTGTTGTAGGAATTGAATTACTATTGGATTTTTGAGCCAAAGTTTTTGTTAAACTTTGTAACTTTGGCACTTGTGACAATTGATTTTTGGCTTGATATTCAGCATTGGTTTTAAAAATGTTTGACTTATTCCACTGTGCCTGTGTTGCTTCTGCTTTCTTTCCCTGCGCCGCTGCCGTCGCTTGCGCACTTTGAATTTGGACTTGCTTTTGCAGCCCCGCTTGCTTTTTATTCCAATAAGCGTTCCATTCCGCGTGTGTCATTTTGTTTTCACCTTCTTACTTTTATTATTATTAAGTATTTTGTCATAATGAGCCAAAGAAATAAGGTCAGTTTTATTCACCATTTTCCCTGTTTTGCTGTTATAAACAGAATGAGTATATGGGACTTTATAAGATACAGAGCTTAAATACTTTTGCGCCTGTACATCTGTAAGATACGGGTTGCTATATATAGCATTCAAATAAGATTCTGCCGCATCTCCATTTGTAAATTTCTTTGATGTTGATGTCGATGTAGTTGTTTTTGTGCCACGTCTTGTACTTGTTGAAGTAGATGCAGATGTTGTATAGTTTCCAAGCGCATTTTTAAGTGTATTTACAGCCGACACATAATTCTTATTTGCCGTTGAAGTTGCTGCATTCGCGGCCGTTGCTTCTTTATAGGCCAAAGTATTGTTATATTCGCGCTGATTTTCTGCCAACGTGTTAGCTGCTTCTGTTGCTGATTCTTCACGGCTTGCATCAGTGTTATACTGTGAAAGAGCGTTTGAAATAAGATTGCTTGCCGCCGTGGAATAAGCACTTGCAAGGTCACTAGCTTTTGAAGCATTAAGCTTAGACTGGCTTGCTGATTCATTCGCGTTAAGAGTATTAATAGCATTTTGCGCTGTTTGCTTTGCTGTGTTTTGTGATGTGCCGATTGTACCCATAGTATTTTGAAATGTATTTCCAATATTTGTACTTGCGACATAATTTGCGCCGCTGTCTGTAGCTGCGCCGCTGTTGGCAAGGCTTGACGGAAGTAAACTCATTGCTTGATTTTTAGTAATATCCGCGCTATTTCTTTGTGCATTAAATTGCGCCGGTACCTGTGAAAGCGTCTGCTTTGCCTGCGCGAGAGAGTTGTTGTAAGTTGCCTTGTCTGCCGCTGACTGATTGGCATAATTTGAATTTATGCCGCTGACAGTAGATTGGTTGACAGGGGAATATATCGCTTTAAGCTGTTTCAATATAGCGCTTAAATCAGCCATAATGTACCTCCTATATTTTGGCGGCTATTTGTGCTATTGCCACAAATTCATTGATTGCAAATTTCGCTGTTGAACCGGACGGGCGGGAAATATAAGCTTGATAAAGTTGTGTCATTGACGTTTGATAGCTCTGAACAATCTGCGGCTTTGTCGATACACTGAATGTCTGTGACAAATCAACAGTGCCGTAATCATCTATTACATTCAATGTCAGTGTGCCGTCGTCAGACAATACCTTGAAACACTGTTGATAAACCGATTTATAATATGTAACTGCCGAGAAGTCAAAACTTTTGGTATAAACATAAGCATTGAATGTTGAACCGAGATCAGAGCCTAATGCTTCGTCCATGCCATAATCTCCACCATTTAATTCAATATTACCGTCATAAAAGGCGTCAGTATAAACAGCAGGCATACTCCACAAATACCACGCAAGTCTACTCTGTGATTTTTCAGTACTTGTATAATTAATAAAGGAAATTGCATCATAATCCCATGCAAACGCGCTTTTCTCTGCAAAAATTATATAATACCTGCCTGTGTCACAAGATGTTGCGGCTTGTAATTGTGATGTAGACAGTTTTTTCACAGCAAGACGTATATTCTGATTTATTGCGACAATGGCAGTTTCACTGGTGTTTGAGATTGTAACAAGGCGATATATATTTCCATCCGAATTAAGCCATGTAAGGCAATTATCTACAAGCTCTATTGTGTCAGGACAATCGCAGCCTATTGTATTGTGTAAGAGTGAACGAGGGAACGGCTCATATGGAGTGCTTGAACTTGTAGGCTGTGTAGCGTTATATGTAATCTTGTATGTTTTATTTGCTGTAAATGCAATAAGATTGCTTGATTGTTTTGCAAATGCAGTTATCGGGTCAGTATCATCACCGCATGTGTTAAAATTATTAACAGGCCAATAAGAAATATCATCCGTCCCAGACCACCAATATTTGTTTGGTTCATTGGGATTCCCGGTGACCATAAGGCAATCACCGTTACCTAGACCGCTCAAAGAGCCTCCGTAATACTGCGCTATTGTGCAATTTATAATAGGGTTGACAATATAAGATTCTTCCCAATGTGAAAGCGTAAATGTTTCGTCGGTATTATCTACTGTGCATTTATATACTGTGCTTTTGTATAGCGCATATGCTCCGACTAAATAAGCCCTGCCGGGGACATAAGCACCTATATCTGTAGAACCATGATATAAAGTTTTTGAATATTTAACTGTAAGATTATTGATTACATTAAAATCGGCATCATCTGTAAACCCTACCCATTTATCGTTATAATCGTCCCATGTATTACTGTTCAATTGGTGCCAAGTAAGCGTTCCCGCTGTATAATTGGCATTTACTTGATAATATACAGTAGTTGAAGGATTAGGACTTTGATATTTGAATTTCCCTGCTGTTGAACCGGACGGAGGAATAACATATTTTTCATCTACTGTATATAAAGGGCAACGATATGTAATATAGATATAATCGTAATCAATTCTTGTATCGGGAAGTTTAAAAGACTTGTTTCCGCTTGACGGCGAATAATTAACTTTTACCCACGGCGTTATAATATTTCTATCTTCGTTTGCATTCCCGCCTCCGCGATTATTGCAATTCGTATAAATTGTAGGGACATAAGGCGTATCAATATCCAAAACTTTCGATATTAAATCACTATTTATTGTTGCTTTTGATTTATTTGTAACATCTGTTTTTAAAACAATCCCGGGGCGTGTTCTCAACATGCCGTCTTTATACCACATATTTAACATATCTGGACTTTGTGTATCAAGTACATCTGTTGGCAGGACATCTTGATTAATGCCGCCTGTAAAAGTTGTGGCGGCTTCTTTGACGGAGTTATTAAAGTCTGTTGAGTTAAAAGCAGGCACAGAGCGCCCACCAGCCGCGCTTTTTATAATATTTCCGTAGTTGCTCATGCCTTGCCCTCCCTAAAATTTGTAAACATCAATTATTTTTGTAGGCTTTGCCACGATTGCTTTTTTTGAATTTATATAATTTGCATACATATCATTATACAAAGCCGAATTTTCAGTTAATGCCCATCTTGCCGCCAACCCATAAGGCATAACACCAAGCGCGGTTGAATCGGTAACAGTTAATACATCGTCAAGGCTTGTCAATAGGTCGGGAGTTTCATATGTTCCCTCGCATTTGAGTAATTCCAATTGCAAAACATTGCATATTGAAAGTGCTGTAGAAACATATTTATTTGTGTCACCCGCCGATTGAATACGGATTGATGATAAGTCAAAATTGTAAAATTGACTTAATCGTAAATCTGCTGTTTCAATAAGTCTGTCTGCCGTCGCAAATTCCATTGCGAGCGCGTCCGGCATATATCGTACCGCCGCATCGTCTGAAATTGAGAGAATGCTGTCAAGCGACGTAATATCGGTTGCCACCGCGACGGGATTTTCACGGGCGAGTATTTCACGGTTATATTTATTTACAATGGGAATAGCCATACTGTAGTACTTCGCGGCACGAGCGGAAATTATCGCACCGGACGGGTCAACAACGTTTAGCGCTTTTAGAGCCGCGTCTACCAACGTTCTTGCCGTTACTGTGTGCGTTGCTGCCGGTTGAATGTGTCCGCTTAGATTTAACGCCAGCGTTACTACTTGCCTTACCGTTGTTGACATGTATATCCCCCTTATCACCTGTAATCGGCGTTGTGCTCGATTTAATATCTGCCCCTATAGTTTCACCTTTTAAAGGAATATCGTTCTCTGTGGGCGTAAATTTGGCTTTCAGATAGCCAATGTATTTATCATCGTCCGGCACTTCTAAAATGCCGTTCATATCGGTTGTGCCAAAATAGTGAAGTCTGCCGTTTATTCCCCTGTGGCTTATGAGCGTTGCTGGAAAAGTTGTAATGAATTTCATAAGTACCCCCTTAAAGGGAGGGGCGGTAATAACCGCCCCATAGATTTTACTTTACACAGATTACCGCGATCTGGACATTGGAAAGAGTGCCGCCTGTTGCGATTGTCGAAACAACCATAACTTTCCCTTTGTTTGTTCCGTTCAGATTCTTGATACGCGCCGTATCAAGCTTTGTCAAAGGAATAACTTTGACTACAGAAGTAGCGGCGCCGGCAACTGTAACGGCAATATCGCCCTGTGCGGAAAGTATGCCGTCTCCTGCTTTAAAAGTTATTGTCGCGTCGTGAGAAGTATCAAGGTTGCGAATTGCAATCATAACACGCTGGTCGGGATAGTCATTATACGAACCAAAGTCTATATAATCTCCCCCGGAAGTTGCCGCTGTATAAGTGAGCGCCGTGCCAACATCGCTATATCCGACAACTGTTTTTACAAGTTCAGCCATGTATTTTTACCTCCTTATTAAGCCGTAAGCTCATCTTTCAATTTGGCATTAATTACGCAAAGTTCCTTAGGGCGTATAACCTTACCACCGTACAAACCGTATCCTTTAATTCCATCCGCAAAGCCTTTTTCAACAGAATATGGGATAAAGTTTATGGATTTCTGCTCGACAAAAGCAACCGCCTCACCGGTGCGGACGATAATCGGATATACCGCTCCTGATGTTCCCGGCGCAACCGCGTTTCCGCTGCCATCCGTAGGTGTCAAGACGTTGGTTTCATAAACCTGCGAACCGGCATAAGGACCGCGATAGCCGTTTTTAATCTCGGCGTTGTTGGTTTGCCCCAACTGAATAAACGCTTTTTGCAATTTTGTAATAACATACGGGTGCATTTCAACGAAGATACTGCCGCCGTCAAACACGTCATTGCTGCGGATATAGGCGAATGCAGTGTTAAGGTAATCAAAAATGTTTGACGAGGATAATTCATACCCGGAAGCTGTGGCGGTAATTGTTTTGCCAGCCCCGGTCTGTGCAAGGCCATAAACAAAATTGTCCTGCGCAACTGCATATTTAACGCCTGTTTTGTGAATAATGTTCTGTATTTCGTCGCCGTCGCTCTGAACCTTGTCGATATCCTCAACCTTGAAATTTATGTATTTCTTCTCGGTTATCAGAATATCAAGGCTATCATCGTCAATGCTTTCCGCATCGTCGATAATACCGTTGGCAGGAAGGTCTTTAATTGTCGCGCTGCCAAGTCCTTTGATGTGGATTACTTCGCCCTTTTTCAATTCGCCCTCATATTGGCGGGTCGAGTTTTTTACGCCGACAACCGCCGTGTCTCTGTCAAGCAAAAGCTGTGTTGACCATATTTCGGGTTTAAAATTTGCAAAACTCATTTAAAATTCCTCCTTATTTCCATTTTTTCATAAACTGATAGATTTTACCGTTTTTAATGAATTTTTCTTTTTGCGGTTGAGAGAGTTTATCCCAATCACTAGAAGAAACAAAGTCCGGGTCATTTGCTGTTTCACCGCCGAGCGCCCCTGTACTTGCCGCCGCCGCCTTTGCGTTTGACGCTTTTGCTTTTTCAGCAGCTTCAAACTTTGCCAACTTGGCTTCAAGGTCTTTTACCTTTTCTTCAAGCGGCGTGTTTTTCTTACGTTCTGCTTCAAGTGCGGCAGTATGTTCGGCAACAGTTTTCGCGGCGGCTTTCTTACCGGATAAAATACTTTCGCCCTTTGCGTTCATTTCCTCATTGGCTTTTGCAAGGGCAAGGACTTCCGACATACCTCCCGCCGTAAGCTCGGAAAAACGGGTATCACGGGAAGTTTCAAGCATCGTCTTTTCATCCGGCGTATAGGCTATTTCGGGAACAGTTACGGCGGCTTTAGCAGCATACTCTTTTTCAATTTCTGCCCTTGCTGCGGCGACTGCCTTTTCTGTCGATTCCTTTAGCCGTGCGGCGAATGCCTGTGTTTGTGTGACATCAGTGTCGGCGGCTGTATCTGTCTGTGCCGCGTTGTTTTGCTGTGCGGGTGCTGTGTTCTGCTCTGCGGCAGACGCGGCGGGTGCACCCGTATCAAGTTGAGAAGTGGCGGAGTTCTCTGCGGTTGTAGCAGCATTTGTATCAACCGTGGTATTAGCAGCCTTGTTTTCGTCCATAGAATTTACTCCTTACACGGTTTTTGGCGAGGTTCGGACGGTGCCGTTTTGCAGCCTTATAAACTTATTTTTTCTTATGGTTGACTTTTACGGCCTTGCCCTTGACTTTTAAAGGAGTGTTACCGGGGCTTGCCGCCGCCACACTCATACCGGGTTTAGTTTTGCTGGGTATGGAATGAACGGCTTTTATCCAATTGTTTTTAGCCGCCGTGGATTTAAAATTGATAGTTTTCTTTGCCATTATTGCTGACCTCCCATCTGCTGTACTTGTTGCGGCTGTTGGGGAGCCGCGCCCATTTTCTGTTGTATCTGTTGCTGTGCCATCTGCATAGCCTGTTGCTGTATCTGCTGCTGACGTTGACGAATATTACTAAGAATTTTCTGCTTGTTTGGCATAATACTTTCGTCAACGCTGTCAATATAATCTTCGAGTTGCATTTGACCGCTTTGTACCCATTGCGCCATCTGGTTAAGAAGGACAGAATAACTAAATTCGGGCGCTTGACCGACTTCAACGGACACATTCCAAGCTCTTTGTCTCAATTGTTCTGGGTCAAGCTGCATCGGGAAAGAATTACCTTGATTGTCATGTGGGAATACCCATCTAGGAGCATTTATATATCCGAACACCATATCACGCCAATTTTCCGCAAAGTCCTCTAACATACTGTAGAATCGGCGCATAGTGGCTGATACGGGCGTTTGTGACTGGTTTACTGCTAGGGCATTGGCTGACGCATTGTAAACTTGACCGTTGCCTGTCACCGCTTCGCCGACACCCATCATTTCAAGTGAATTTTTCATAAGCAATTCGGGAAGTTGAAAAGCATCATTTGACATAGACGGCGGTTGCAAATATTTTGCGGCATTATTTATGTCGCCATTGACAGGAATCGCTTCGCTGATATTATTAGTCCATTTTTGAATCATTCCTTGTGAATATAAAACACGGGGCCACGCGGTATTTGTAACAGACAAAAGCATCATGGCAAGCGCTTTATTCAAAGATCTCTGATTAGGAATAAGCCCTTCAATTTCGCTGCGCCCATAAAATGAATTTTTACGGTACTTCCAACTCATAGCAGCAAACGGATAACGGGTAAGCAATGTGTCCCATGCGGGACGAATAACAACATTATGAGAAGTTTTTACTGCATAAATTTTACCTGTTTCCGCGTCACGCCAAAAATACATAAGTGTTGTGACTTTGTATGCGTCTGTATCCTGCACTTCCTTGCGCGACATATCTCCGGCGTTATTATAATTTTCACTGTCATCACTGATTTTCTGTAAATCATCGGGTTTAGCGCCGTATAACTTTGCTTCTGCCTTGACCTTTGAAACAAGTTCTCTTTGCGATACGATAATTGACGGCTGCAACTGTATATTGCTTTCCTGCATGTCAGTAGGGAAGAAATTAACATTGTCAATAAGCCGAACATCTATAGCGCCCTCGGCAATCTGATTGTTTTTAACCTTTGAGTTCCAAAAGTTGTAAAGTATCATATTGCCGCTGATACAGGCATCAACTAAACCACGGTCACATAAATCTCTGCCCCGGTATCTTTCCCAATCCAATTCAAACACCGCCGATAGAAGCTGTGCGTCTGCTTCTGACGCTATAAGACTTATATCCTGCGGCATTGCGTTAGGGTCTTGCTGTGCTTGCTGCAAATATTGAGCCTTGTTAAGAACCTGTTGATTGTTTTGGTCAATAGCATCCGGCGTTACAACATCTGACGGTACTTGATTTGCAACAAATTCAACTTTTGGTTTCGTATTGCTGATACTAGACGATTTAAACTCAACCGCTTTTTGAATAAAATTGATTTGAGGTTTAGGCAAATCCGGGGCGACTATGCCGTGCCACTGGTCACCCGCAAAGAACCTTTCGTTTTCAGCTATTGTATTGAGCAGATTGATAGAAGAATGTGCGTCAAGCCCATTCTGATATAGCTCCCATATGCGCCCGGTTTCCGGTGCTTTTATGTCTGCCATTCAATCGCCCCTTAATATTTCAACATATTGGTTACTTGTTCATTTATAGAAATAGCCTTTTTCTCGTCTTTTTTATTCTCGATATGTTCCTTCGCCGCTTCTATGCCCTCGGAAATAACTTGTGCCGGTGTTTCTATCTGCTGAGGTTGTTCTTTATTGGCAAGTCTTATGCCGTTCTGCTCGCCTTTTATGTAGCACCACAAAGCAAACAGACAAACAGCAAAGCCTATTAAAATGCTGATTATCATATTAAGCATTTTCACCCTCCATAGTTCAAATAACTGCTTGTGACTTCACCGCCGATATAACCACGCATTGGGCTTTTCTGCCGTTCGTATTCCTCTTGCATATCTTCAAAGTCAAAATGCCGGTCTTTCGTTGCAACGGTTGAGCCAAACGGCCTTGATATCGCCCAATATCGCAGAGCATCAGGAGCATGTGACAATTCATGCGGTATTTTTGCGGCATCATTGTTCTTTTTGGTGTCATATTGGATTGATGACATTGTACGAATGAGGTTTGGGCATGTACTAAATACTTTTAAACGGCTTGACAATATGGGATTTCCGTTTTTATCCTTTGTTTTATAGACTTTTAACCATTCTCTAAGAGCCATCCAACCATCTATACGCGAATTATCAGCCTTAACAATGCTCAATCCGCTTTGTGCAAATTCTTCCGCTTGCGTTTTCCCGGAACTTTTACTTGTACTCCATAGGTCAGGCGGCGCAATGCGAACAAATACATTTTCGTTTCTATCTTCCATTGCTAAAATGGCTTTCGCCGCGTCACTTATAATCAACCCTGTACCTTCTTTGGCATCGTTACCTTGATAAATTTCACGATACACATATGCAGTACCGGTATAGTCAACCGCTATCCAATAACCGGCCAACATGTCAAGTCCATAATCCATTACAAAGTATCTGCGGCTATTTTCCGGTATCTGAACAGGCAATATAACATGTACTTTGTCGTTCCATTCATTGAAAAAGTTTCCTGTTACGGCGTCCCAATTTCCATATCGCCAACCGCTTTTTTTATCATCGGGCAGTAGGTCAAGTTTGTGGATATAATCATTACCATTACTCGGATTATCTGTTGCCAATGCTTGTATAAAGATATAATCCTGCGGCCTTTCGCCCTCTGCATACTGCTTGTCAATGAAAATTCGCTTTACCCATGCATGACCGACGCCACCCGGATTGCAAGTCAAATAGATACGTTTAGGCCAATTATTCTCACCGCCACGGGAAATAGCACAAAGTATTGTAAATTCTTCATATGTAAACTGTGTGGCTTCATCAATGCATACAATTTGATATGTTTGCCCTTGCAAATGGTTTAAATCTTCTGCCGTATCGCAGTAGCCTAGTTGTATAGTGCTGCCATTTTTCCAATAAAAAGCTAAATCAGTTTCACTCCACCTTGCGGAATCCTTTATCATTTGCTTTAAAAGCGGGACGTGATTTTTTTTGCATTCTTTAAGCGTTTTGCGTATTAGGATTATCTGTATACCGGGATATGCCATTGCCAAGCAGCAACATTTAAAATCAAGCGCCCAAGACTTGCCTCCACCACGAGCGCCGCCATAACAAACAAACATTGCAATAGCTTGCATAAACAGGACTTGCTTATCGTGGACGTCATATCTATTAGGGTCAAATTCAGACAATCAACTCACCCCGCGTATTTATCAATGCATGTGTCAACTTTCTTGTCCTTTTCTTCCTGCTCCGGTGGTTTACCTGTCAGCCGGATAACGTCTGCATCATTTTTCAGTGGTAATGCTGTATAAAGTTCATTTTCCATATAAAGGCGAAACTGTTTTAAAAGGTCGGACGGCTTATAATTTGTTTTTTGCTTGTCACAATCTCCGCGTTCCAGTTCCTTTAAATGCTCCGGCCAGCACTGCAAAAAAAGCGCAAGGCCGTTATATGTATGTGGTATTTTGGCATTAAGATATTTGTTTATTTTGCTCTGCAATTCTATGTACTGCGGATAAGAGCCGCCGTATTTTTTTCGCTTGCTTGAAACATATGGCGAAAATTCATCCTCTTGTTTATCTGGCTCTATTTCGTCACCGCAAGAATCAATAACAGGTTTATCAACCATTTCGCCATCTTCATTTTTTGTTTTATGCCGTCCTGCCATCCAAGCCCCTCCTTTGCAATAAAAATAAGGCACCGTACATATTTGCACAGTGCCTTTCATTGGCTGATATCCGAGCCATCGGCTACCTGTGCGGTAGAATCTGTATTAAATTGTCTGTCCTGTTGGGCGGCGGCTTGTGCGAACTCTGCAGAACGCAACCCTCTAACGGAGGTCGGGCGCACTTTTCAGCGATTGTTTTTATCAATAACGGCAAAACCGCTATCTCCGCTCATTCTACACATGGTAGGCGAGCCATACGCTTTTCAGCGTTCAATATGCAAACGGATTACTCCGTGATTGCCTTAATAAAATTTGTTACCGGATAGAGTTTGCAAAACACTTGCGCTTGCTTCTCAACAACATTTTCATATGTGGTTTCAAAGAAAGTGTGACGTTCATCAAAATAAGCGTTTGCCGTGCTTGTAATCGGATTGATTTGAACATGAATCAACTCATGAACTAAAGTTTCGTACCAATTGCTTGGGTTTTCCTTGTTTATATATATGTCAGCTTTATTAAGCCGCATTTGCCTATAAGATAGCCCGTTTACTGCACAGTCTCCATTTTCGGTTTCTTTTGCTATCTCATATCCCGAAACAAGATGAAAATTTATATCCCAATCTTGAATACGCAATATTTCAGCTAGTTTC